GAAAGCATATACAGAGCCTTGAGAATAAATGACACGGACTAAATTATCTGTGAATTGCTCAGCCTCGGTAAATTCTAATGCGTTAAAATCCTTGCCATTATTTGTCGTTTTTAAAGAGCCGTTAAAGATAATGCGCTCAGTGTTATAGACAAAGAAACCATCGGAAAAAGTAACGCCAATTGCACGACCATATTCAGAAGTTAACTCCTCGAAGTCATCATCTACAATCTCACCAAATCCCGTATCAGGGTCATAGAAGTACGATTCGCCGTTAGGGTTAACTAGAGTAATAACTAGCCCATTCTCAGCCATGAACACCTGATTAAAGCCACCAACCGCATCGGCTTGAATAGTCGTTACATTAAATAGCTTGTCTACCTTAACGAAATCATTTCCCGCTAGGTAGTACATTGAACCCTGAAAGAATATAGAGCCTCGTATCTTACCGCCCAAGTCTAAGACTGTCTCAATACCATCAACCCCGATTAACTGAGATTGTGAGCGAGCGCCTGACTGCGAAATAACCGGAACCCAGTTAACACATCTTAAATTGGCTATACTGGTATTAGGTAACGAGTAAAAGCCATCTGTAAATGGCAATGAAGGCATTAAGAAAACGCACCGTAAGCAATCCAAGTAGTAGCGCCAGTTTTAACAAAAAAGCCAAAGGTGCCACCATCGCCAGCCACGCTTGAAAAAATCTGTGTAGAGCCATCGGTTAAGTTAGCCACTGTAACACCCGCTGCAACATTAACATCAACCGCAGACTCAGAAGCATTGTTGTAAACAAACTCAGTACCGATAGGGATACCCGCGCTGTCAGGAATGGTTACACTGTTAGCCGCTGGTGAAGTGTTAGTAATAAATACCTTGTTAGCCTCTGTATCTTCTAGAACATAGTCATCTGAAGCGTCTTTGAACTCGACAGCATAGCCGCCCGTATCGCCACCGCTCGCTGGTAGAAAATTCTTTTTGGAAATCTGCCTAGATTTGCGCCCTTGATTGATTATCACGTAATCGCTATCTGAGGCAGAATCTACAACGGGTAAGTCAGGTAAATAAGACATAAATAATCCTAATATAAATTTGCAAAAGTCGAAGGGTCAAAGAATAAAGGCTGCCCGTAGTTGTCAAACATCGGTTCGCTATTATCCAAAACCACCCTGTAAGGCTCTTGGTTATTGTAAAAAGTACGGCTTATTGTGTTATACCGCGTATTTCCTGCGCCCCTCGGTAGTGTAGAGGGGTAGCATTTTTTAGTTGGGCCACTCGCTCTATTGCGCAATGCTCGCTTACTCATTTTTGCCCTGTTAATTAACTGAGGGCTTGGCGTTCTATCTGCGGCATAGATAGCCATAACATCAATAGCAAGAGAGTTAGCAATTGCCTCTTCTTGTGCCGCTGTGCAATTTGTATCATCAGATAAATTATCAGAGATTAGATACGGGATAGTTATGCCATCGTCATACCAAACTTCTACAAGGTTATTCATCTGCGTTAGCATTCTTACTAATTCATTAGCGGATAACCCTTCCTCTTCAGGTAGAATCGCCGCCTTAGCAAAAGCGCTTTCAATTACAACTTGTTTAACTGTCACTAAATACGTCCCGACAAAATGCCTTTAACGGCTTTAAGGTTAAATCCTTAGAATACTTAACACCTTTTTTATCTAAGAACTTCCAAATTGCTTTCTTACTTCTTTCACTGCCAAGATTTAATAGAAAATTCTCTATCTCAACAATGTCATCGCCTAACTGCCCAATCTGCTGTGTTTCTTGTGGGCTTAGGTAAGGGGAAGCTTCCCTTTCCGCAATATCAGTTTCTAGCTTGTCGATATAATCAGTAACAGTCTCTAGAGCTTCTTTCGTTTCTAACGTCTGCTCTTCTGGTAAATGCTCTTGCTCATGCTCTAAGGCTTTCTTGAATGCCTCTTGCTGCTTCTTAGCACCCTCTAACTTCACTTTATTTTGAGGGATGATTATATTCTCGCAAATTCTCGATACTGAGTCGGGTAAGTGAAAAGGGTTTTTAACATAACCATTCTTTTCGTGCTCTTCCCAGTCTCTATCTCGTATCGTTTTACCGATTACCTGCCCACCTTCAGACAAGCACCAAACCTGTAATTGCATAAATTCTCCTAGAATTAGAAAAAGGGGCATATTTCAGCCCCTTAATGGTCTTACTTGCTAGTACCAATACGGTATGCGTAGTAAGGCTGTACACACTTAACAGCAAATAGAACATCAAAACGAGTAATTGTCTTATCGTTTACAACGTCATACTGCTGAACCATGCGCATACTCACACCTTCGTAGTTACGAACTGAAGATCGAGCGCCTTCGCTAGATACGTCTGGAAGGTCAACCATAGCCAACTGGAAAGACTCAGGAGTAAAGATTAAGTTCTCTTTACGTACCGCGCCATTTTGACCAGTCTTAACAGTTACCGCAGCACCATCCATAGCAGAAGTGTCTGTCACATCTGTGTCGATAGTGTTGAAACCAGCTTGCGCACCTGCTTCACCGATAATAGGTGGAGAGATACGAACTGTTACGTTACCTGAACCATCTGAGTCAGCATCTTGTAAGATTACATAGTCTTGTAGCTCACCAGTGCTCTTACGAGTCTTACGGTTTACACCTTCAAAACCTGCAATGTTAATAACGTCACCCTCCAAGAACAAGCCAGTAGTAGAGGCAGTAGCGCCATCTAAAACTAAGTCTTGGTAGTAAGTTTGCGAAACCGCATCATACTCAACGTCTTGGTCATTACCGTTTACTAAGATAGTACCAGTAGCAACACCAGATGTGTGAGTTGGTAACACTTGGTCACGCATCAACATTACGTTGTTGTAAGTACCCATCTTAGCTCTATCCATAGCGTCAGTTACGCGAGCAACTGAAGGGAAAGAGAAAGCAGTAGAGATTTCCTTAGAAAGGATACGACCACTGTTAGGAGTTACACAACCGTACAAGTCAGCTAGTTGATTAACGCCTTGCGCAATCATGTTAGCTTCTGCTGTGCCAATATCGTCTAGGTCGATACCAGAAGTAGCGTCAATGTAGTTCCAAACCGCGCCGCTGAATTCATCAGCAACCGCTTGTTCTACAATGTTGCCTAGCTCTTCAGCCGCAGCGTCCATAACTTGCTGAACACGCGCAGTAGTGATATCTAAAGCACGTTCATCACCATCCAGCTCGAAAACAACCTTGTGGCGATTGTCTACTACTACAGGTACAGTACCTTGCTCGATGTCTGAAGTATCAGAACCACCGATTACGGCACCAGTTGAAGAAGCAAGATATACAGGACGACGCATGTTAATAGTCGAGCCATATCGAGCCGTTGAAAAATCACCCTCTAGGTCACGGTTTACGATACCGCCTTTCATTAATTTATTTGAAAGCTTCTCGGTAACGATGTCCGTAACAAGGGAAGTATTACTAAAGCTATTATTAGCCATTATTACACCTCATTAAATTAAATGTTGTGCAATAAAACGATTTATCGGATGCCTAGTTCCTTCATTACCGCTCGAATACCTTCCCTAGTAGACCTGTCGTGTTCACCACTTACGCCACTTACAGAGCCGTTGATTTCTGGCACAGGAGCAGGCGTTTCTACCTCTCGCTTAGGTGGCTTTGCGCTTCTCAACACATCACCAACCGCCAGCAACGATTTGTTAGTAGCCAACTCATTAAGAGCTTGTGGGCTATCAGCGACATTCATTACAACTTCAGCAGGGTTGTCCATGTGAGATAACTCTCGAATAATGAGAGCTTGCTCATCAGCCGAACGATTCATTAAGAATTCGTTAAATAGCTGTTCCTTTGCTTGATAGGCTTGCTGACTTACAGCGTTTTCGCCTTTCAAATACCCTGACACTCTATCAATGTAAGCTTCATTAGCTTGCTTGATTGCTTCACTTCCTGTGTCTACTGGTTGAGCGTCAATGCTCATTAAGGCTTCATCAGCCATTACCATGCGAGTGTCGTGCATCCTTTCTGCACGTTGTAATGCGTCATAATCCCCACCAAACTGCTCAGCAGTAGGACGGGACTTTTCCAGTTCTTCAATTCGAGCTTTTAAACGATCTCGTTTTTCAGCATCTTTTTTCGCTTTATCGCGTCTACGAGCATTCTCAGCAGATAACTGCTTGTTACGCTCGATATACCAAGCTTCGTCTCTTTGGGCGCTACCCTCTGAAGTTTCACTTGCAACACTGTTTAACGAGTCGTTACTCTCGGCTGCTACTGATTCCGCCTCAGTAGATAATGACTGGGGTTTTGCTTCTGGGGCTACCGTCTGCTCATTCACCGCGCCATTGGCGTCTGTTTGCTCTGACATATTTTCTCCCGATTAGTCAAAGTTACTAAATGTATCGCTATTATAACACGAAAGTAACAATAGGTAACAATCCTAAAAAGCAAGTTAAATTTATGTAAATTACATTACAGTATTGTAATTGTATTTATGGTCTGATTCTGTATAGTTTGAATTATTGATTAATAGGAGCATAACAATGAGCGCAATTGATGAATTAAAGAAATCTATGGAAGAAAGCGGCTTTCCGCTAAATGTAAAGATAAGCCCTTACCAGCTTCGACCTTCGGATGTTTTAAATGCAATCCTAGAGCTAGCTGAGAGATTGGAGGCTTTGGAGGGTAATAGGCCACTTGATGATGCTAAAATCCCACTGACAAGCAAGCCTAATATTTCAAAGTGCGATTCTTGTGGATTTGAAGCAGACGTATGGGAGTTTAACGCAAGTTGCTTTTACTCATCTAAAGATGGCTTCAATATTTTTCAATCGAAATGCCCTAAATGCGGAACTATTATTTCTCAAACTGAAATAACAGGCATTCAAAAAACAAAACCCTCAATAGATTGGAGTCATGTTAGCCCTGAGTATAAATGGCTGGCTAGGGATGAAGATGGGCTATCATACTTGTATATAGAAAAACCGGAATGCGGAAAGTCTATGTGGAAGATAATGACAATGGTAACAAAAGACTGTATTGAAATTAAAGGCTTTAAATCCTACAAATCTGGCACATGCGATTGGAAAGACTCATTAGTGGAAAGACCGGAGGGAGTGTGAAAGACATGAAAGGGAAAGTAAAAGAGGTTATAGTTGAGCCTGTTGATACTGATTATGAACTACCTTCCGAGTGGGCGACTAAAGACAACTTCTTTATACCTATAAGGCAGGTGAGTAAAGATGAGTTTAAAAAAATGTACCCGAAGTTAGACAATGAAAAAGCCTAGATTCACACCACAGTACACCATTACAGACGACGATATAACAGACTATTACGGGGTTTTAGTCATAGACTGCCCCAACTGTTATATTGAGTTTAGGGTTGATGATTATCCAGAGGATAAGGTTACTTGCCCTAGTTGTTTAGCTACACTAAAAGTTAGTTAAGCCAGCGTCTTGCAACTGTATTGCTTGCACTGATTGCTCTGGACTTCTAGCTATAGGTGCTTGCTGTTGCGTAGTCTGCAACAGTCTCAAGGCTTCCATTTGCCCCATAATAGCTCGTTCAAACTCTTGTCGCTCCTGCACACTATCTGCCATATCATCAAGGATAATATCAGTAGAGCCGAATACCAATAGAGCATCGTTTTCGGTTGGTCGATAACCTAGCTCTAGTTTCTTCTGGATTTGCTCAAGGGCTTTCATTCTGTTATCAAGCATTACAGATTGATTCTCGCTAACTTTCTTATCAGTGTCAGCCGCTAGGTTTGCAGCCTTTTCTTCTTTCTCTGAGGCTGATGCGTTCTTCTCTCGCTGCTCAGCCGCTAGCAATGCTTGGTTTGCTCTCTCAGTATCCATTTTAGCCTGATTGATTTGAGCCATATCTACACCCAACTCTTTCGCTTCTTCTTCTGTCGGAGTGTCTATGCCTTGCTGAATAACGTATCTTCTAATTCGCTTGGTTAGCTTATCTTTGATTCCTTTCGGCGCGTCTAACAAGTCTGCTTGAATATCTGGCAACATCATTGCCAACTCTTGAGAGCCGTTAGCCAATAGAGCCAACTTCTCGCTTAATTCTGCCTTCTGGGTAACACCGTCTAAGCCAGCTACCGCTTTAACCGCATAGTCGCCCTCTGTCATATCATTCATGTACATAGGCTCGGCTGTGTAAGGGTCACGCATAGGCTTGTTAATCTCCACCTCTTTTGTCTCGCCCTCTTCACCGATATAAGTAATTATAGATTCTTCTGTGTAAATCTTAGGGGCTAAGTCTAGAATGATATTAGCCGATAACTCTACCGCTTTTCTGTGGTTATCACGGTTTACCGCAGTGCCTAAGTTGGTCTGTGCGATTTGTGCTCGGTAACTTG